CGAAACGCTTGCTGAGTTCGTCAAGGACATAGCTCTGGTCCTCGTCGGGCTTCGACGGCTGCGTCATCTCGACGACGTTGGAAGACTCTTCCTCCGGCTCGACTTTCGCTGGCCGACCCCGCTTGCGCTTGGGCGTCGGCTCGGCGAGCGCTTCCTCGATCTCCTCGACGATCGCCTCGGCCTCTGCCGGCGTCGGCTTGTTCTCGGGTGACATCGGCAATTCCGATATCGTCACAGCGAAGCCCGTCATCGCGAAACGGGCCTTGACGATCGCCAGCAAGTCGTCGATCAACATGGTGCGGGGATCGGGGCGATTGAGAGCGTTCAAGGCGAGGTCGATGTCGCCCATGTGCTCGCCGGCGATCTCGATCTTAATGGGCATTGGCTTTGTCCTTTGCTTCCTGTGCTGCTGCTTTGCGAACTTCGATTTCGTCGATCATGGCGAGGACGACGCGCAAGGCGTCGTCAACCTTCAACATGGCTTCCTCGATCGCGGCTTTCACCACGATCTCCTCTTCGGGCGTCAAGTCCTTGGCGGTGACCTTGATCCGGTTGAGGACTTCCATCGGGTTAGGCATCTTGTTCCTGATCCCCTTCAAAACCACCTGCTTCGTCCCGAGGCACCAGCGCGAACCACTCCCAGACGGAGCCGTATTCGGGGTGGCCATGAATAGCGAGAAGATCATCGAGTTTGTCCCACACAGAGGTTGAACGCTTGGCCGTCAGCCAACGGACGGCGACCCTGCCGTCGGAGAAGACGACGCCCTCGAATTGCACTTCGTCAGGCGGGTTTTTCTGGTCGGCGTTGTGGGTCGCATCCGGCACGGTGTGGCGATAGACAGTGAAACACCTCATGCTCATATCAGCCCCTCCAGCCGATCGATCTCCCTCTGGAGATACCATTTTGCCTTCTTGAGGTCTTCGACGCCGCCTTTGAGGTCGGCCCGCCAGATATATTTGATCGCGTTGCCAAGGCAGAAGTTCATGCTCTCGGTGATCTGGATGCATTCGACGCCGGAAGGATGCCGGGTGTAGTGCGGCGGATGATCGACAGAATCGTCGGGCACGGGAGCGTCGACAACCGCTTGCATCGACTTGGCATAGGACTCGCCAACACCATCGGCGGCCGCTTTCGAGTTATTGGTCTTGGCCCAGAAATCGCGGGCACGCTCGGTCTCGTCGTTAGTCAGACTCATCTCTCTACTCCCATGTGATGCGGTCAATGGTGGTTGGTCCTTGGTGTCTGTCGTCCCAGACAAACCAGGCGAAGGCGACGCCGGAGGTGCTCTTCGGTCCCGTCCAGCCAGCCCGATGCATCATCGGCAGCCGGTTGGCGAAGACGTGGATGCGCGAGCAACGGGCGAGGATCGCCTCGCGGCCCGTCGACTCATAGAAGGCGAGGCGGGCGAGGACGATGACCAGCGGGCACAGCTCGATGGCGTGCGCGACGAACTTTCCGGCCATCCGGTAGGGCGGATTGGTGACGATTGCTTCCTCGTGTTCCGAACGACCTGTCTGTGCCAGGAAATCCCAACCATGGTCGTCCTGGTCCGGCGTTCCATAGTCGACGAGATCGGTGGCGAGAACGTCGTGCCCGTGCGACCGCAGCACCCTGACGATCGCGCCGGGACCGCACGCCGGCTCCCAGATTATCCAGGGCAGCTTCTCGACCTTAAGCAGCGCCTCGACCGCCACCGCCGGGGTCTCGTAGAGGTCGTCGCCGCGCTGCGCATGGGCGTGGGCTTTGTCGCCGCTGACACCAAGGGTCACTTCACGCATCTCCAGTGGCGGCCTTTGTAGACGGTGCGCTTGCCATGCTTGATGCACAGCGCCTGGCCCTTCGGCTTCGGCCTGGTTGGCTCGACGACCGGCACCGGGTCGGCCGGATCGGTGGCCGGAACCACCCCTTCGGGCTTCATCGGCGGCAGCGTGATCTTGCCGTCGACGATCGGCTGCTCCTCCGCCGTGAACGTCATCTCTGGCGTCTCGTCGGCGTTCAGGCAAAAACTGTAAGCCTTCCTGAAGAGGAACTTCCCCGCCGCCACATCGATGAAAGGAAAACCAAGCAAAGCTTTGAGCGCCGCCGCCGAGCCACGAGTCGCAAAAACTTTGCAGTCGTTCATGTCGGCGGAATGGGCCGGCCGGGTGGCGATGCCCATGATCCCGACGATCAGGAGCATCACCGCCGCCAGCCAGGCGCCGAAGATCAGAAACGTCAGCCCCCGCGTGCTCACCGCGGCCTCGCACGCTTGGCCGCTCTCGCCGCCGTGGTTTCAGCCCGCATCCTGTCCCACTCGGCCAACGAGCTAGGCAAGGGCGGCGCACCGCCGACCAGCGGCAATTCCTTCTCCCCGATCAGCAGGTCCTCCAGCTTGTTGAAGATGTCGAAAGCGCGGTCGCGCCGTTCCTTGCCGGCGGAATTGTCCGGGTGCAGGCAGGCGCGGACAAGATTGAAGTCGGCCTTGCTCATCAAGTGTTTGCGCGACTGGATGACACGCTCGGCCTGGGCTAGTTTCTTTTGGTGCACGGGCAGGAATATCTCGTCCAAGTACTTACGCACCTGGACCCGCACCAGAGCATCGACCTTGGCGTCGTTCTGCCGCATCAGCCGGCGTTCGAAGGCCGCCAGCTTCTGCTGACCGGACAGCGACAGGAAGGCTGCCGGATCGAGCGTCGGATCGGTATCGATGACCTTCCGGCGGGCTTCTTCGGCCGCGACGACACGACGAACAACCGTCGAGGACACCCCCGCCGCCGCCTCGGCCTCGTCGCGAGTTCCTCCTTTGTTGAAGACGACATCGACGATGACCGCCTCAGTCTCGGGCGGGACACGCGGCGGGGTTTTCTGTTTGGGCGGCTTGGCTGACTTACTAGCGTTAGTAACTCGAAATTCCTTGGTGTAGATGAGTTGCAGCGAACGCCGCTCCGTGGCAGCGAGAACTTTCCCGGCGAGCTTGAGATCCTCACCCATCGCGATCGCCGCCGCGCGATCCTGATGGCCGAGAACGTCGTCGCCGAGATTGTTGGCGGCCAGCCACTCGCTAAATTGCTTGGTCGCCTTGAACTGCTCCTTGGCCTCGACAAGGTGCTTGCAGAGATCGAGGGTGGCGGCAACCCACTGCTCGCGAACGCTCTCGCGCCGGCTTAGGTCGTCCTTGATCTGGTCGGCGAGGATACCCAGCATCGAATTTTTGGTCACTGCGGTCATACTTTTTCTCCAGGGAAGTGGCCCGGAGGAACCATCCTCCGGACCGGGTTTCGCCTAGTCGTTGCTGTTGTCGTCGTCGGGGACGATCTGCCCGCCGACCATGTTCTTGCGTTCCTTGCGGCCCTGGTGGTAACGACGCAGGACGATGCGCAGGGACTTCTTGATCGAGGCGATCTTCTCGCCAGCGATCACCGGGTCGGCGTGCTCCTTGGTCAGCGACAGGTCGCGGATACGGCGTGCCGCCTCGTGATCGTCGTCGGTCAGCGACCCCTCGACTGCCTGTTCGTCGAAGACCGCCCAGAGATATTTCGGATATTCCGAGTCCGTCGATGACAAATAGCGATGCTGCGTCTCGACGCGGTCGTTGAGCGTCAACGACGACTTGACGTCGCGGACGGCGTCCCACTCGGCAAGCGTTGCCGGCAGGGGCGGTGGGGCGGTGATCTTCTTGTCGTTGCTCACTTCACTTCTCCTTGCAGCCAACAATGGCTGCGCTCTTCCCGTCAGGCGGAATGCCTGCCGGTATTCAAAGCCACCCCCAGCCGGGACGGGCGCGAAGCTCGAAAAAACCCTCGTGCTCGGGATGATGATCCAGGAACCAGCGAGACAAATTCGCCGTCCAATGGTCGTTGCACTTGAACTCGCGGCGGCCTTTGTCGATCTCGAAGTGCCAGCGAATTCTGTGCAGAATGGCGTCCGCCGAATAACGGAGACGCCCTGTGGCGATGACCTTGAAGGTCAGGATTTCGAACAGATGAAGGACTTCCTGCGGGACATCCGAGACGTTGTACGTCACCCGAAAACCTCCACCCAGTCGCGCGACTTCCTGGCAAGGATTTCCTGAATGCGATCGTCGAGCGTCCCCGCGGCCGAGGCGTAGCGGGCGAGGACGCCATCCATCTGCCCGATGCGATGGATGCGGCAGGCGGCCTGGACGTTGTCGGTCCAGCTAAAGGACGACTCGGCGAAGATCACGTCGGAGCAGGGGGCGGTCAGCGAGACAAGAGTCAGCCCGGTGCCGCCCGCCTGGATCTGCCCGATGAAGACGCGGGCCTGCTTCGTCATGAAACGATCGATAGCAACCCGGCGAGCCTCGAGACTGTCGCGGCCGTCGAGCTTGACCGGCGAGTACTGCGCCAGCAATCCGACATAGCTGTCGATGACCCGGTGGTGCATCGCCCAGACGACGAGCCGGCGCTTGGGATCGGAGTCTAAGAGGTCGGCGATCCATTCGACCACCGCGGGGATCTTGGCGAGGCCAAGTCCTTGGATCTCACTCTTGGCAGCGCCCGACGCAAGCTCGGCCAACAGTTCATCGTCGTCATCGAGCCGATCGAGCCGACCGAGACGGTCAAAAGATTCAGGCATCTCCGCTTTGACCGGCAGCACCACGAAGTCGAGCGGCGGCAGATCCGGCAGGACATCCTTCTTCCTGGCGCGCAGGACCATCGGGGCGATGCGTTCGCGCAGCTCGTCCTTGTTCTTGCTCCCGGTGATACGGGTGACCCAGTGCCTTCCCCCGTTAACTTTGAACTGGTCGACCGTGCAGTAGCGAGCAACGAACTCGCCCTCGCGCATCGGCTTGCCGTTGACGGGCGAAACGATGGTGTCGGGACGGAGGTGGTAGAGCATCCCCCATAGCTCGCTGGCGTTATTCGGTGCCGGCGTTCCGCTCATCGGATGAACCCAGCCGAGCTTGCCCGCCTTCAACAGGTCGAAGATGCGCTTCGAGCGATTAGCCCGCGGGTTCTTCAGGTAGTGGACTTCGTCGATGACGCAGGCGTCGAACGGCGTAGTCTTCTCGAGCAATTTCGTGGTGGCGCCGCTGGCCTCGGAGACCAAGCCGTAGGAAACGAGGAAGAGGCCTTCCTTCGCCGGGATCGCGCTGCTTGGCCGGACAATGGTCACGTCCATACCGCCCCACCACTTCCTGACCTCGGCTTCCCAGACGAGGAGAACCGAACTCGGGCAGAAGATCAGAACCCGGCGAAACCCCTTGGCGTAGAGCACCGACAGCGCGACGCGGCTCTTACCTAGCCCCGGATCGAAAGCGTTGAGCATCGGCTTGTCGGCTGCCGCGATCTTGCCGATGGCGCTGGCCTGATACGGATAGAGCGGGGTCACAGCTTGTAGCCTCTTATCCGGAGCATCCGCAGCACGGCGTTGCCGCGCGCCTTGGCCTCGCACTTGTTGGCGTAGGCTATCGCGCTGTCCTGCAACGTGAACCGCCGGAGGACTTTCTGTGTTTCGTCGGAGACTGCGTCGACGCCCCAATCGTGGACAACCTCCCACTGCTGGACGGCATGCGCTTTATTCCGGCGGACGATCCAATCGTCCTTGACGCTCGTCCATGCGCGGGCAACTTCGGTCGCTTCGTCGCGGATCATCCGGGTGTCTCTTCATTCTCGGCATATTCGTCAGCGACGGCGACGTCGTAATGCGGCGACATCGGCAGCGGGCACTTGCCTTCGCATCCCGACCAATCATCGCCCGATATTGCCCGGCACTTCGGGCAAGTTATGAATTCTTCGTCGGTCACAGCTTTTGCTCCTGCCACCACAACGCCATGAGGAGCGCTTCAGCACGGCCGGCGTCTTTCTTCCTCGACAGGTTTCCGGCGGCTGCCGGAAGTCGCTTGAGAGCGAGGGCGCGAGCATCCTCCTTGTCGGGGCCGAGCTTAAAGTGTCGCTTCCACACGGTGGGGGCCACCTCGACCATCCGGAACCCCAACGCCGCGACAACGCCATGAATGATCCCCAAGCCCATGCCAAAGCGAAACGAGGATGACACGCCTTGCTTGGGGAAAGCGTTGACCCGCTCGATGACGACGATATCTGCGCCCGAGCCGGCAACCATGTCGGCAAGCCCCACCGCGCTGACCATGTTGGCGGCGACCGGGACATCGTCGCAGAGGCAAACGCCGGGGCCGAGAAGCCCCCAAGCCGCCGAGACGCTTCCAGGGTCGATACCAAGGACGATCATGGTTTTTTCCCCGGCCCGTGGTCCTCGCTGCGATAGGCAAGGGCCTCGCCACGGCTGATGTCCCCCGATGCGGTGGAGGAGAGGGCGGCACGGGCGACACCGATAATCGTGTCGTAGGCGAGATCCACATCGCCGCCACCTTCGGGGTGACGCTCGTCATGCTCGGCCACTGTCATCTGTCGAGCGATGTTTTTCAGCGCAGCCTTGAGACTATCCCGCTCGGCCTCAAGCTCGGCGATGCGGGCGGCGGCA